TTCTACAGTCGAACATGCGATCATCAACACCAATTCTTCACAGGCAAACTTTACTGATATTCAATTGCCTGTGGAGAAATTGGCGGTCAACACCGTAAAGCCGTTTATTGCGCCGGCAAATGTTGCTGAGGTAAATGCGCTTCTTGGAGAAAATAAAAAACTTAAGCGTGTGGTGAATCAGCTTTCAATCTCTCTTGCAGAAATGACCGCGCGTGGCCGTGGTATTGCTGTCGTGACCCCGATCTCTTCGTCGCCGGCTGGTGACGTCGCAGAGCCGAGTGCACCTATCGATATTTTGCCAAAGACGGACAGTCTGACTCCATATCAATTAAAGTTTTCTGATTTCCGTTTACATTTTTTGGCAGAAGGCAACGAAGTAAATTACACGTTATCTCAGAAATTTTTGATTCTAAATACTACTGGCTATGATGAACAAAATGTAGCTACAAATTTGATTCGTTTATTTGAAATTGGGCCTGACGACGTGCGCACACAAATTCCTATTGCCGAGTCTACCACCATTGTCGCCGCATCTGTCGGAACGCCACATATGTATGTCAAATTTGGTATACAGGGTGGTGTGGGACAAGTTTTTGATGGTTCGTCCTCTAGTGTGCCGTCGGTATTTGTCGCGACGCCATGGCTAAAGCGCGGTCGCAATCGAAGCACAGAGAATACGAGGTGGGCATTTGTAACACCCACGATTGCGGTACCACTGTCGTCGAATACTCCAACGCAGGCCAGCATCGGTCTGCTTCCGTTGTCCTTCAATTTGGGCACCGTCACTAGCAAAAAGAAACTCATCACCAATCTGTGGGTCTCGCCATACGTTGGATTGACTCTTGGAGTGGTGATGACAACCCGTGTCGGTGGTCTCCTCTCTGTGACATTTTAATCCGTATGTTTGTTGACGCTATATCGGTTATGATGGGAAAGAACAATGATAGAAAATAGAGACACAATGAAAATGAACATTAGTTGGAAACACAGCACACATTTTCCTGTGCTGATGGAAGCCATGCGACGGACGACCGGACCTGTATTGGAACTTGGTGTCGGTCTGTACAGCACACCGTTGCTCCATTGGTTGTGTTATCCCTCGGGACGAAAATTGGTGTCCTATGACTCAAACGTACAATGGGCGCACACGCATCGTGATTATGTTCGAGGCGCACACGAATTGCAGTATGTGAATTCCTTCGACGATGCGCCTATTGAGCAGCCGTGGGATGTGGCCTTTGTCGATCATTCGCCGGCGGAACGCCGTGCGGTCGACATTCGTCGATTGGCGTCATGGGCACAATACGTCGTCGTGCATGACACCGAAGGACGATTGGACAAGTCGTATCAGTTTTCCGACATCTATCCTCTCTTCAAGTATCGATACGAGTTCAATAAAGTGGGCACGCCCTATACGACGGTATTGAGTAATTTTCACGACGTTGCGACATTTAAATCTGCTTGTGAATATGTAAAATCATAATCAGCAACGCCGACGTAGCTCAGATGGTAGAGCGGCTGTTTTGTAATCAGCAGGTCGTGGGTTCGAATCCCTCCGTCGGCTCCATTTTTGATACATATAAATATCTCGATATCTCACGCAAATCATTTTACTTGGTGAATCATTTATGCCACTATGGGATTTTTATTGTGCACATTGCAATACCACCATTGAACTGTCTTTTTCAATCCACCAAAACACAAAACATGCTCGGTGCTTAGATTGTGGCACCCCGCTGGAAAAACAAATCGGAAAAAGCAATTTTATTATTGCGGGATATAGCGCAAAAAACGGTTACTCCAAAGGATAATGATTAATTATGACGAACGTGAACACACCTCTCGGCGGCACTGAACTGATTCTGGCCAACATCAAAGAGGCTTTACCTGAACTGACCAGTCAGGTGCAGATTATGATGTCGCGACCAGAGAATTATGTATTTGAAGACAAGCCACGTATTCTGTGGCTGCAAGATTTGCCGCAAGATCCAGCGTCTGCGGTGTTGCGTGATAAAAGTTATCGTTCCAAGTTTAATCATATTGTATTTGCCTCACATTGGCAGCAACAGCAATACAATATGGTTTTAGGTATACCCTACTCGGAAGGTACGGTCATCAAGAATGGCGTGCCTTTTCGACCGTCGGCCTTTCCTAAACCTCTCAACAACGGCAAGCTTAAGTTCATCTATACCTCGACACCGCATCGTGGATTGGCGATTCTTGGTGCCGCAGCCGAAATGTTGTCCCATGAACGAGAGGATTGGGAACTCCATGTCTACTCCTCTCTGAAGATTTACGGATGGCACGAACAGGACAAGCAGTTCGAACCCTTGTACGATATTCTTCGTAAGAATCCTCGGATCATCTACCACGGTACGCAGCCGAATATGGTGGTGCGTCAAGCCTTAGACGACGCACATGTGTTTGTGTATCCGTCGGTATACGCTGAGACGTCGTGCATGGCTGCACAAGAAGCGTTGATGGCGGGCTGTCTCACCATCACAAGCAATTATGGCGCATTGCCGGAAACCTGTGCTGAATGGGCATGGATGTTCCCCTATGATGAACGTCCCGAGGCGATGATTGACAATACACTCAGGCATATGCGACAGGCCTTAGATACGTATCACACGAAGCATATGGATTATACGCTTCGCGCTCAGAGCAATTATTTTCAGCAGTTCTATTCACTGGAGTCGCGTTTGCCTGCGTGGGAAAGCGTATTGCGTACGGCCATTAAGAATGGTCCGCCCGTTGAAATGCTGGTCATCGAATAATGTCGGGTGCTCTGTTAACGTTTGAAACACGGGAGGCGCGCACTGAACGACTCGCGGCCGTCACGGGCATCAATGCAGATCGTGTGTTGACGTCAGAAGAACTTCATCAGCGGCACTCGCAGCACACACTGATTGCCTGTCGACAACTGCTGAAGTATTACAAAGAAACGCAGCGATGGACACCACATTGCGAAAACGAAATGACGATTGCTGTTACTGCTCTTAAAAACATTTGCCGTTTATTGGCGATATCGCCCGAGGTCACAATATGAAAGCTAGACAATTAGGTGAGATTCTCGCACATCAAAAGACGCTGAATAAATTCGTAGATAAAGTCGCATGGCTACGTCAGCATTATTCGCCAGGACTGGGGTATCTATTGAAGCTGGCCCATTCAAGTCACGAATGGGATCTGCCGCCTGGGGCGCCGCCGTATAAACAAGACGCCGGTCCAATCGGATTGACACCTTCGCATTTATTGCGCGAACTGCGCGTCTTCTATCTGTTCATCAAGGGAGAATCGGAGATCACGGGCCGCAGACGCGAACAGTTGTTTCAGCAAATGCTCGAACGTCTTCATGGGGATGAAGTCGCCATTGTATTGTCAATCAAAGATGGTAAATTTGCGAGTACCTATCGATGCTCAAAAACAGTCGTTGATGAGGCGTTTCCGGGATTGCTGGAACAACCGTTTTCTTCACGATTTTTGCGGTGAGTTCTCCCGATACTGCACAGTATCCTATTCTCTATCGTACGACGTTGACGGATGAAGAGAAGGCGGACTATGAAAATGTTCAGGAGTATATTGCAGAAGTATATGCGCATCTGACCGCTACAAAGCAACTGGATTTGCTTCTGATATTTGCCAATGTGGCATCGATGCAATCCAGTATGCTTTCACCAGACTCATCTGGTGCCATACGATTAAAATTTCTGAGTGTTGCCTTGCGCGAGTTGATCGCGTGTCTGACACATCTTCACCCAGATGCACCTAGACCCGCACTCTTGTTTGAAAAACCAGAACTGTATTGGTCGTCAATTAACACGGGCGTAGACAATTAGAACAGATTTTCGATGTTATGGAAGAAGGGATATCCATTTGCCAAACTATGATTACTTTTGCACACATTGCGACTTTAAAACCATCGATATGAATCTACCTATCGATGCAAGAAATTATCCGACTACGCAACCCTGCCCGCAGTGTGCCTCCGACGGCACCATTGTCAAAGGCATCAGTGCGCCGGGAGTGAGCTATACTGCGAATCGCGGAGGTTTGAAAACACCCGAGACGTTCAAGGATATTTTGCGCAACATCAAGGGACAGCATCGTGGTTCGACCATCAACGTTCAGTAAAATTATGCCATCTTTTATTCATGATCCGTTTGTTTTTCCAAAGCTTCAACAGGTTAATCAGACGACAGGACGTGTGTATCAAGTTCTTTCTGGCAATGAAGCTGGACAGGAATATCCATCCATTACCCGTGTGCTTGGCGCAAAACCCAAACCCCAATTGGCTAAATGGAAAGCTCGCGTGGGCACGACTGAAGCTGAGCGTATCACCAAAGAGTCCACCACGCGTGGCACAGCGTTGCATATTCTCGCAGAGTCGTACATCAACAACGAAACGGATCAGGTTGCAGACGCGCTGCCGACGCTTACAGACGATGTTAAACAATTCTGGAACGACTTGTCCCCGTGGATCGATGCGCACGTCCAGCGCGTCCACGGACAGGAACAGGATGTCTACAGCGCACATCTGAAGGTCGCTGGTCGTATGGACTTGCTGGCAACCGTGGATGGAGAGTTATCCGTCGTGGATTTCAAGACATCACGACGGCCGAAGAAGCGTGAGTATGTGCTCGACTATTTTCTGCAAGGCTGTTTTTATAGCCTCTGTGTGTTCGAACACACGGGGCAGAAAGTCAAACGAATCATCTTTCCGATTGTGTCACCCGAGGGGCTAGAACTCTTTGAGACGAATCCATCTATTGAATTTGAGGGATTGCGCCGGCGCATCGATGACTACTATGCACACTATCACACGAGCAAATGACATGAATAACGAGGTGATGTTTTCGTCTAAATCGGACGAGTGGTATACGCCACAAGATCTCTATGATCGACTTCACGCAGAGTTTAATTTTGAGATCGATCTGGCGGCGGCCGACGAGAACACAAAGTGTTCGTGGTTCTATAGCAAGAAATCGAACTCACTCAAAAAGGACTGGAGCGGCCAGTTCGATCGCGGCTGGTTGAATCCGCCGTATTCGCGTGGTCTGTGCGCCAAGTTCATCGCCAAGGCCGCAGAGGAGCGACGCAAGGGCTTTCTGACCGTGATGCTGCTGCCGTCCCGCACCGACACTCAGGCATTTCACGCCCACATCTATGACGCCAACATATGGCAACCGAGAGAAGGCGTCGAGATACGATTGCTGCCGGGACGGTTGAAGTTTGGCGGCAGTAAAAATTCAGCACCGTTTGCTTCGATGATCGTAATTTTTAGACCGAACGCAGAATAGAAAGATCGCTATGACGAACGAACATCTTCACGCGGAAGAAACAGAACTACCAGGCGTTATCGTTCTTGAACCCGAAATCTATGCCGATGCTCGTGGATTATTCTATGAGTCGTTTCACGCAGAGAAATATCGACAGTTTGGCATTCCTGGCCCATTTGTGCAAGATAATTTTTCCCGTTCAATACGGGGAACCCTTCGTGGATTGCATCTACAAGTTAAACATCCGCAGGGTAAGCTCATTCGTGTTCTGCGTGGAACAATTCGTGATGTGGCCGTAGATGTGCGACGAGGGTCGGCATACTTTGGTCGTTGGACGTCCGTGGATCTTTCTGCCGAAACGCATCGACAAGTTTATGTGCCGCCAGGTTTTGCGCATGGGTTTAGTGTGCTCAGTGACGAGGCCGAAGTCGAATACAAATGCACGACATCCTATGATGCATCGGATGAAATTGGTATCGCTTGGAATGATCCCGCATTGGGCATTGATTGGGGTGTAGAGTCGCCATTGATCTCTGTGCGTGACGCAAAGCATGACACCTTAGCCAATCTGCACAATCGGCTTCCCATTCTCGGTAAATGGCGGCAGTCAGTTGAGTGTTGTTGATTTGCGATATGACGTGTGGTATACTTTACTTGCTATCGTTGAGAGATCGACGATAATGTTTTGTGTGCCAAACAAAGTCCAGATTTAATATGCCATCATATCCAATTTTACCACACCGCAATAAACGATTTCTTCATATCACCGACGCATTGACACCGCAGGGCGTCGAAGATGCTGTTGAACAGGGATTAGCACTACCCTTCAAAGACTCAATGGTGGGAATCTCCGGCAGCGGCGTGATCGATTCAACGGTTCGACGATCACAGACGGCCACATACGATTTAAAAACACATGCGTGGCTCTATGAACTAATTGCAAAGAACGTTCATCGATGGAATGAAGAGCATTTTGGCTACGACATTCATGGTATTGAGAGAATCCAGTTTGCCCAATATCCTGCGGATATTCTAGGGCATTATAGTGCACACGTTGATACATTTCCCGGCACCGAAATTCGAAAGCTTTCGTTGTCCATTCAATTGAGTAATCCCGAAGATTATGATGGAGGCGTCTGCGAACTTCTTTTTGGTGACGACAAACGGATACCACTCAAATCTCAGCGAGGGGCAGGGTTACTGTTCCCCTCCTATTTTCCACATCGTGTAACACCCGTAACGCGAGGCATGCGCTATTCACTCGTGGCGTGGATTCTTGGTCCTCAATTCCGATAATATTATGCCGATACCTAAACTCATTTCCGAAAAATCTGAAATCATCGCCAAAACAATTGAACAATACGTTGTCACAAAACGAATGTCGTATTTGGATGCCGTTATCTACTTCTGCGAACAACGTAATGTCGAGCCGCAGCTTATTGCGGATCGATTGGGCGATAAGATTCTTGGTGAACTTGCCAGCGAAGCGGCCAAACTGCATTACATTCCAAAATCGAATGAATTGCCATTCTCGCAATGACACCTGAACAGGTCTTCATGTATGCGAAGTCCTATCGCCTGTATTTCTCGACTGAGGGATATGACTTCATTAAATACAAGGGCAACGTCTTCGTACCACCACTGATTACTCAACGAGATCGTCAGTTTTATTATCGGCTCTCGACGAAGTTAACCGATGCACAAATTCATGCGACACTCTTGCAGACATACTTCTTCAAACCCAAGGCCTATATTGCAGATGTAGTCACACCCAATGCTACACAAGAGGGTGTGTTGTTTGCCACACGCGCCGAAAATGGCACGTCTGTGATAGGCAATGAACTGTACGCGTTGCGTCGGCATCTTTCTCCTGCGCAGACCGACGAATGGTTGTATGGTGCATTTCTCGACGAACGGCGAGCCTCGTTGCCAACCTGTGTCGAGTCGCTGATCAGCAAAGAACTTCAGATCGATCTGGCGTGTGTGCTGCTGCTGATTCCGCAGCGCGAACACGACTATCACTGGGCACAATATTGGGAACAACGCGAACCGGCCGGAAGCTCCTTTGGTGTTCGACCGTGGCTGTCTCGCTTACGAAAAGCCGATCAACTGTTAAATTGGCAGCGTCCGTCATGGCGGCAATACACGCACAAACTGTCCACTATGTTTTGGTCATCGTATTCGGGGCAATCAATGCTGCCTCGTCAGGAGGAACCACAATTATTCGCATAAGATAACAATTCGTGTTATACTTGTTTCTGTTCGTTATTCGTCATCCAACGTAAGACCATACAAGGAGTGCCAATACAATGGCTACCAATTTCACTACGCTACGTAATTCTCGCAAAACTCTTCTCACTAAGCTCGCCGATGAAATCAAGAAAACCAACTCACCGCAGAAGGGTGCGGATGAGCGTTTCTGGAAGCTGCCCGTTGATGCCAAGACCGGCATCGGGTATGCGAAAATGCGATTCCTTCCCGCACCCAAGAATGAAGACATTCCGTGGGCAAAGCTGTGGTCACACGGCTTTCAGGGACCGGCGGGATCGTGGTTCATCGAAAACTGTCCAACCACGCTGGACGGTCGACCGTGTCCTGTCTGTAAGGACAACAATCGTCTCTGGAACTCT